TATTGCGGTCGCAAGATCACATGAAATAGTGAAATTAAAAGTTTTCATATTGAACCCTCAGTTAGTTAATGAGCGGTCAGTATATCGTGTACTGTGGGATAAATGCAATAGGCACCAGAGCCCGCCAGATCGTGCCTACGGCGCGCCAGTGCTCGCGCGCTGTGGTGCACGGCTCGGGCATAAAAAAACCCGCCCCGCGGTTCACGGGACGGGCTGGTAGGTTTTGGTTCGCGGTCGAGAGACGACGGCGGGCAAGTTTTACGCTTTTATATCAATATCGCAAGTTAACTAATGATGGCTAGTAGTCGGGTTCGATTTGCTCATGAGTAGCATAGTGCTCATGAATATCGACGCGGTATTTAGACATTTTAACGTCGTGACATTTATCGCAAACTTCGCACAGCGGAATACCATATCCGTCGTATTCCCACCACGAAAATTCACCCTCATGCTGACAATGTTGTAAGTCACTCATGATGCTAACCACTCTTCGAAAGACTTTAACGGCTTTTCGTCCGATAACTCGCAATATAGTTGATATTCATGGTTATCGCCGCCGCGCATCTTAGTCTGCCATGTATCGCGCAAGCGCAAGGTGTTTTCTCTAATGGCGTTATTTCTTTGTGCTAGTCGATTAATTTGTGATGGTGTCATTTTTCAATCCCTCAATTGATTAGTGAAATTTAATAGTAGTGTAATTATAAGATTATTGCAAGTCCCGCCCAATATCGCCCGCTACATGGTGGCGCAATACTGTGCCAATGGGTAAAGACTCGGCAAAATCTCGCAATGCTTGAGCGTCATTATCCGCGCCTTTTTTCTTGGTCGCATTCCAATGTATTAGCGTGCGCCCGTTATCCGCATAACATTTTGGATTATCTTTTGCACATCCGTGCTGAGTAAACACGATAACGTGATTACGGTCAGGATGGGCGCATAATTTACACACCCCGCAAGTTAAGTTTTTATATCTTTCCTGCGGGCATCTAACAAATTGCACGCCGTCGCGCTTGTAAGATTGTTTGTTGAAAAACCAATGCTCAGGTTTAACCACGGTTACACACTGGACGCCCTGCTTAAAATACTTGGCGGCGGTTTTTTGATCCCGTGCGGAATAGTTGATTACTGTTCCGCCCGCCTTTAATTCATTGCGCCAATAGTGGGGTGCAAAATGTGTATATGTGAATGCTTTGCCCTTGGGCGGTACCGCATCAATTAAAGCCCGCAAATATTTAAGATCAATCTTATTTGTGGATTTATCCGCGCATGGATTTAGCTCGCATGTTTTCGGACATGTGCCGAAACGCTCAACCGCGCCCGCTCTATAGGTGACAGCGCAACCGGCTGTTTTATTAGCTTGTGATAGTGCTACTGTTTTCAACATGTTCAATCCCTCAATTGATTTGTGAAATTTAATAGTAAGCTTTATATAAGATTATTGCAAGTTATGTTTATTTGGCGGGATAGTGATCGCCTATGTGATCGCCCTTGTGATCGCCATAGTGGTCACCTTTATGATCGCCTTCATGGTCGCCATAGTGGTCACCTTTATGCTCGCCTTCATGATCGCCTAAATGATCACCATAGTGTTTGCCCTCGTGATCACCATAGTGATCGCCCTTGTGATCGCCATAGTGATTACCTCTATGACTGCCTTGATGATCACCATAATGCCAGCCCTTGTGATAGCCATAATGAACGCCTTCATGATTGCCCTTGTGATCACCTATGTGATCACCTGTGTGCTTGCCATGGTGATTACCTACGCGGTCGCCCCTGTGATCGCCCTTGTGCTTACCTTGATGCTCGCCCATGTGAGTACCCTCGTGATCGCCATAGTGATTACCTCTATGACTGCCTAGATGATCACCAAGATGACCGCCGTGATGATCACCATAATGCCAGCCCTTGTGATCGCCAAAAAAAGAACCTTCAAGATCAGCATGGATTTCAGTAAGTACAAGTCTATTCATATTTGTCCGACCGATTCTAATGGACTTTTCTAAAAACTCGATCTCTTCTTGCGTTAACTTTGATATTTTCATTGTTCAATCCCTCAATTGATTAGTGAAATTTAACATTAAAATAAATATAAGACTATTGCAACTATTCGCAGATATGCTCGCCGATATGGTCGCCCTTGTGATCACCATAGTGATTGCCCCAATGATTGCCTTTATGTTTGCCTAGATGATCGCCTGTGTGATGTCCGACGTGATTACCTTCATGATCTCCGAGCTGATCGCCCTCGTGATAGCCAGTGTGATTGCCAAAATGACTACCCTCATGATCACCTTCATGAACGCCTATGTGATTACCTATGTGATCGCCGTTGTGATCGCCATAGTGATCGCCGTTGTGTTCGCCATCAATATCGGCATTCAGACAAGTGATAACAATTTCATTATCTTCAGATCGACCTATTTCGATTGATTCCTCTAAAAACTCGATCTCTTCTTGCGTTAACTCTGATATTTTCATTGTTCAATCCCTCAATTGATTAGTGAAGTGTTTAATATAATTTGGCTATAAGATAATGTCAACTCACATAAAAAAGCCGGCGATTAAGCCGGCTAATGTTCACGAGAGATGTAATCTTCCATTCTTTAACGCTCTTCTATTTCAACTATTTGCCAATCTCTATGAACAACATCTTTATTATGATACTTCGGTACTTCACCACTTATAGTACAAGTCCCATAATCATCTACCATATCAAATACTTTTTTATTCGCCTCTTCCTCGCTAGTAGCGTTTACGCGTACTACAAAACCCTCTTCAAAATGTACTGCTACTCTATATTCTTTCATGTTCACCCCTCTCTATCGTAAAAAGTAATTTCACGCGCCACGCGCTCTAACGCTTCCTCATGCGCAAGTAAATACAAATACTCACCAAGCGCACTGTAGTTGCCATCTTTACGTATTTGTTCCAGCAGTTTTGCTATATCTTGCGCCCGCATATTCCAGCCATTCTGCGGTGCCATGGCGTCTTCGAGTAATCCTTGAAAGTCGTCTTCCATAGTAGACTCAACATGATGTTGATATCTGATTTCTTCGTCGATAGTCATGAATTGAGATTGGTACTGATCCTGCCAATCGTCTGACGGTTCTCTCATCTGTAGCCTCCAATGTTAGTTGAGGCTTAAGCCTGTCAGATCAGTGGGGAAATGTCAAGCTAAGTATTGCGTCCCAATCGAACGGCTCAACACAGTGATAGAACGGCTCTACCTTGAGCCCGCTCATTCTAAGGTCAACTGCTTGTTTGGCGTGATACAGATAAAACTCGGACTTGTTTTGAGATCTTTTTTTCTGGCGAACCCAGATCCAACAGTTGCCTTCCTGATGATTAGATAACCATGCTACCTGATGGGGACGAAGCTCTACCTTATTGTTGGTAGTATGCTTTAGTTCAACAAAATGAAATTGATGCTTTTCGTCGTAGACCAGTAAGTCTGGAAGACCGGGCACCGCCCACGTCTCAATCCGCGTCAGAATCAGGTTTCTCGATGACTTCGATATCCCCGTCTTCGCCAGCTTGTAAAACCCGCTCTCGCTCTTCGCTGATGCCGGTATCTGTCTCTTGTTCAGGAGTGACGTCAATGACTCTGACATAGTTCTGCTTTAGATCCTCTAAGGCTTTCATAACCTCTTCTTTGCTCATTGAATCAATACTACCATGCCTTATTTCAGCTTTGCTAATGTAGATGTCGCCCTGAGCCTGACCTCGACGGTATTCGGCTTGTACTGCGGCGCTGTATGCTCCTGCCTCTAATGCCTTATCTCGGATAACTTGCAGATCTTTTAAGTGGCGCTGGTAATCAACACCATACTTTTCATCTAATTCTGCGCGATACACCTTGATTGCTTTGCATACATGGGGGTTTAGTTTTGGGTTAGTAAGTTCGCTGGCACGAACGTGAGCGGCATTGGCAGGATAACCGGCGTTAATAGCCGCTTCTCTTTTGGTGATTTGACCATCTTTTGCCACCAGCTCTTTAACAAAAAGTTCCTGCCTTCTATTGAGTGGAGAATCTGGCGTTATTCTAGGGCGTCCCTTCCCCCCGCCAAAAGGTTTCTTCGGCTTTTCAGTCATTGCTTCCATACAATTAAGTCAAGTATTAGGTTGCTCAAGATAATAACCCTATATATGTTTATTTCTCAATAAAAAAAAATAATAAAAAAAAACCAAGAGGCCATATAAGGTCAAATCAGCGTTTAACGATACGTGTGAGAACGTGAGGGAGGCGTGAGAACGAAACCCCTGTAAAAACAACCGGTTCCGCCAATCCTCACGCCCTCACGCCCCTCACGCCTACTTTATTTTTTTTTTTCAAAAAAAAATTTCTACAGAATAAACGTATATAGGGGAGCTAATGTATTTCCTTCTGCTCATTGAGCCACGAACCGTAGTCCTTCTCTATCTCAGCACTAGCATTACTCAGACAGCTTGAGATCAGCGCCATGCTCACGGTCGAGTCTCCGCTATTGCCCAGTACCTGTATAAACATTGTGGTCAGGATACCGGTCATGACGGCGCCTCCGTTTAGTTTTGCGGCAACCGCCTCTTCGAGCAGGTTTTCGGTCATACCGCAGATAGTATCGTAATCGCGCTCATATTCGGCGATATCGCCTTTTTCGTACAATTCTCTTAGGGTATCAATATCCATGGAAGCTCCTCAGTTAGGGTGATTTTATCGTAGCATAAAAAAAGCCGCGCTGAGGGAACGCGGCTTAAACTTCTTCAACTATGAGGAGTTGTTCAAGAAAAAAGAAAATGAACATGCTCAGTATAGGGATCTCTGAAACAATGTCAAGCTTTTTATACTGTTGATTTAATCCGCACAAACAGGTTGCTTTCAGGCGGTGTGCGGAACGCGCCCACTGGGAGGTTAAATTCTGACAAACCTTTTCGATCCACCAAGTACCA